GGAAAACTGGGATGCTTTCAAAGATCCTGTTGCCATCGGGTTAGACGCGAGTCGATTCGACCAGCACGTTTCACGAGACGCGCTAGAGTACGAACATTCGATCTATAACGGTGTCTTCAGGTCACCTGAGCTCGCAGCTTTGCTACGAATGCAGATCCACAACAGGGGCATCGGCAGGGCCGAGGGCTATAAACTAGACTACCAGGTAGAGGGCAAACGTACGAGTGGGGACATCAACACTGGGATGGGTAACTGTTTGATCATGTGCAGCGTCGTTCTAACCATTGTTTCGGAGTTAGTCGAGAGATTTCGACTCTCGAACAATGGAGATGACTGTGTGCTGTTCATTGAGAGAGCAGACCTGGCGAAGCTTGCGTCGCTAGGGCCCCAATGCCTCGAGTTCGGTTTCAATGTCATCCTTGAGGAGCCTGTCAATGTTTTTGAGCAGGTGGTTTTCTGCCAAGCGCAGCCGGTACTTACAAGCACTGGGTGGCGTATGGTGCGGGACCCACGAACTGCCATGAGCAAGGACTGCGTATCCTTACTTGGATGGGACAACGAGGCTGACATCAAGGCTTGGGCTTACGCCATCGGCCAGTGTGGATCGGTCCTCACCACGGGAGTACCCGTCTGGGAGTCATGGTATGCCCGCCTCTTGACTTACGGTATGAAGCGTGACAGCGCAGTCAGCTCGGTTTACGACTCAGGGCTCGGTTACATGAGTAAGGGTGTGGTTGGAGGTGAGATCAGTGAAGAGAGCCGCTACAGCTTCTGGCTGGCTTTCGGCATTGAGCCCGACCTCCAAGTCGCACTCGAGCAAGATTACTCTGAGCCCTGGGAGATGACCAAGCGCTGCGACATGATCTCATACCCAGAGGTCACCGCACTTGATTCACAGAACCCACTCTCAGAATGGCTAAGAAACCAAAGCAATCCCAAATGCCCGTCAAGGGCGGTATGAGGCGAAACCGAAACAAACAGCCTACCATTTCGCGCACAACTAACGACAGTTCTGTTATTAGGTACCAGGCAATTGGCACAACTCTCACCACAGACGCAGCTGGGATCGGATATTTCAACCGGTTCTATGTGCCAGGTCACACAAACCTGCTTGCGTCCGTCATTGGGTCGAGTATTGTCGCCGCCTACAGCACGGCCAAGTTCCTTCCTGGGACTACCATTCGCTGGGAACCTAGCGTATCGTTCACTTCCACCGGGCGACTGTATGTAGCGTTCACGGACAACTCAGAGGTCGCAGCTGCGATCAATGCGCTGACCGTGCCTGCTAGGATAGCAGCCGTCCGTGGCATGGGCAACGTAGTGTCATTCCCTGTGTGGCAGGAGACGAGTGTGAACTTTCCCACTCGACTCCGCCGCAAGACGTTTGACACAAACCAGACCATTGACGTTGGCGACGTCCCCACCCTGGACAGAAGCATGCAACAGCTTATGCTTGTGGCTGTGGATGGCGCCGCCGCGGCAACATCGCTCGGAAGTTTTGTGCACCATGATGTGCTGTCTGTCGAAGGAATCAAATCTATCGGCACTTAGGCCAGAGGGAGCCACTATAGGATGCCCTGCATTAGGAGGACCAAGGCGGCGCTGGGGAGCGTCATAACTCAACCAAGAAATTGGTGCGCCTTGGTGTGCAGAAAACCTATTGGTGGAAAACTGGGG